GAGCAATCAATCTTTCTTTAATTGCTCAATAGCATAATCTAATGCCTCGTTCCACCCAGCGATATATGAACCAATCTGTGCAGATGCTACGTTATTCTTCATTCGCTTTGACTTAAGTTTTTCAATTACTTTGTCGCGTGTCAACTATAATCCTTTTCAATAAACGTTCCGTCCCAAATAGAGCCGGAATCTTCTGATACATTCTTCTTAGATTCTGATGCATACAATGCACGTTGCTGCGCTTCTGCTGATGAACGTGTACTGTGACAACCTTCAATTTCACTTGTTCCTTCTTTGACTACTGCATATCCATTGCAGTCACCAAAGTTTCTTACTATCTTCCAAGGCATGGTACCCTCCCGCTCCCCGATCTAGATTCGAACTAAAACTAAATGATCCAAAGTCATTTGTGCTACCATTACACCATCAGGGATTACTTAATTACCTTCTAATAGTACCAGAAATACTGGTTTTCGGTCAACTATTCCTATAGAACAGGCCCAACACCATTCAGGTGGAGTATGATCACATTGATTTGCTGGGCGCTTTGCCCAATGGGGCCAATCCTCTGGACCAGCAGCAACTCCGCATACTGGACAGTTTTCCCCTTCAAGAAGCAGACGACCATCATAGCAGTCTGTGCATAAAGCCTCTAGTATTTCCTGCTTTCTGCGCTTTCTATCCTGATAATTAGCCCTTGGAGGGCGCGGAGGAATCGTTCCATCTTCATTTGGAATCCTATCACTTTTCCATGAATTACATTTTTTATGAGCAAGTCTTAAATTAGATATATCTTCTGCTCCTCCCGCTGCGCGGGGAATCCAATGGTCTAGAGTTACCTCACAACTAGCCTTAAAATCCTTGAAGCATATAGCGCATGTAAATCCATCACGCTCTCTAACAAGTTTTATTTTATCTTTTTTACTAAGCAGAAGATTCTGATTTAGCATTGATAAATTCTCTTTCATCTACAATATCATAGGCATCACGGATAATGCTAACTTCATATTCATCAAAATGGTGACCGCAGAAATACAACTCTCCCGTCACGAACTTAGCAATAACCCATGCTTGTGCTGGGCATCTTGGAGCGTCACACGCATCCATTTTGGTAAGAACTCTTTCATTGTCCTGAATTTCAGTTTCCATGGAGTCACCCATACCTTAATTATATCAGTTTTTGTTTAAGTAGTCTTTTACATTTTTAAATTGATTACTAATCTTAGAAATTTTTGCTGTAAGCAATTTATTTTCTGAATTTAATTCTGAGATCTGATTGGTAAGGGCTTTTATTTTTTTATTACACATATCAAGCCCCGCTTCTGCATATGCTACCGTCATTTCAAGTTCTGATATTTTATTGTTCTTCTGGACTATCTTACTCTTAGTACTTCTAGCATACAAGTAAAATGCTACAGAGCATGATGCAAATGCTACTAGCATTACTAAAGATAATATATATGCCATGTCGGGATAGGAGGATTTGAACCTCCGGCCTTCCGCTCCCAAAGCGGACGCGCTACCAAACTGCGCCATATCCCGTAAGTTACAGACAGCGGCGAACCCATTTGCACGAAAGACGCTAGAAACGAATTCAACGCTTTCAACCGACAGACTCGTTATACCCGTAAGAACTACTATATTAAATTATTTCCATGCTGTCAATAGCATTTTGTAGAGCGGGTGGAATGATGAGATCTGGGTTTCTCTTCCTACCCATTCTTAATTGTATCTCTTCTTCGCTATCTTGTTCAAGCATTCCATACGAATAGATTTCGATTTCTTGTAACGCATCTCTTCTAGAGCGAGCAATCGCATTATAAACCGCGCCACATACGGCATCAGCCAAGTCCTTGCTGCCCTTCCTAGGGTGGTCAACCTTATCACCTCTAATTCTCAATTGCAATAATTCATCAATAAGTAATTTAAGTTCTGGACCATAGACTCTTTCTTCCGTGACGAGGAGGGCCATATCTTCGTAATGCTTCTTAGCGACTGAAAGAAGTTCTGTATTAATCCCATAATGCTTTAGTTGCTGCATCATATCATGTGAATTCCATCGGTCGAATGTAACTACACCTAAGTTAAACCCGCGCTCGCGCAATTCAATAATATAATCTTTTACCTCAGATAAATCCACGCTGCTTGTAGATGTTGGCTGCCAATATCTTACTGCGTCTACGATTACCCTAGGTGCCGCCTCAGTCATTGTGCCAGCGATCTTCATCTGTACATAACCCTCAACATGAGCCATAGCAACAGCACAATTGTCGTGCTTTTGTGCTAAGTCAACATGGACAAAATACTGACGGCCTTCCTCTGGCTTAAACCAATCAGCGAACCTACCTCCAGAATCTACAGCAAACTTGGGATTGCTAAATGCTTTTTCTATCTTCTCCCTAGACTTGAAAAATGCATCCGTTGCCTCTGGAGGCATACAGGCAAATCTCATCAATGAATCTAGTGGGTCATCATAAAAAGCAATAGTAAAATCTTGAATTTTTCTTGTTGGGTTAAACTCCCAGGTGGGTCTTTTTAGGGCAAAGATGTGAGGGAGGGCATACGAAATGATATGGTCTTCTTCCCACTCTATTTTAAATTCATTTCCATCATGACCATCTGGTAGGTCTGGGTCTATTTTAAATGTATGTGATTTTGTAACAGTTTCTTTTTCTGCCACCGCGTCACTATATTTTTGTTGGATAAAATCATTCTTAAATCTGGGGAATGAAAGCATAATTACCTTCCCAAAGTCTGGGAAGCGAGAGTTGACAGATGCGCGATACATCTTATAGATTGCAGATGAGGTTTTTGGGCTTTGCCTACCAGTAGTATTCTCCATTTCGAATCCAGAGATCTCATCTAGAATAGCAAGCATTACGTTATACCCCTCCCAGGACTCTGACTCTGAGTGTCCTGAGTGTACGGTTATTTCTTTATCAAATTCAATACTGTTAGCCTTGGGTATGTACCTCCCCTGGAACCAAGGCGACTTTTCAACGATGCGCTTGATCCCCTTAAAGAATACCCTATTCGCCTGAACAGCGTTAATGGCAATATTGATAATATCAATGCTATCTCCTGGTGGCTTTCCATAATATTTGGCTGGGTCCTTTAAGCATAGCAGTAGGTGGACTACATAGGCACATCCAATAGTAGAAATAAAATCCTTACCGCCGCCCTTTCCAATCTGTAGGATCACTTCCTTACAGGTTTGGGACCATCTCTTATTTCCTTCTTCTTCTCCAAGCCACTTCTGCAAGGTTTCCTTTTTATATATTTGTGTCATAGCACGAATAGATTGATACTGATACTCAGACAATGGTGGCAAGTCCAAATAACTTTTATCTGTGACGAATACCTCCACAGACGCGGGGACCTCTTCAAACAGGTCCCCGTCTAGGGCATCCATAAAGTCACTAAAATCAATCAATTGGTTCTACCTTGCCCGTAACTTCTGACAACCTTTTGGCAACTTCTATCTTACAATGATTACAGTCCGATGTGACTTCCTTAAGAATATTCATAAGAATTTCTTGCTTTCTTTCTGTCTCCAGAAGTTGTGCAGACATTTCATTATTCTCTAGAAGGCCTGCCTTTTGAAGCATGTCAATTCTTTTCTGCTCTACATCAGCAATCATTTTTAAAGCAGAGGCCTTGGTATTGTATTGTTGATTGGCATCTGCTTGATCTACTGTTTCCCAGGCACGTTGGATAATCATAGAATAATGTTGATCAGCACCAGCGAGTGCTTCTTTAGCACGCTCTCTGATTCTACTATCTCCAGATACAAGTTCTCTCCATGTATCTATGTGTTCCAATACCTGAGATCTTTTTATTCCTAAGAACTTTGATATGTCGGTAGGATTCTTTCCCTTTAACTAGTAAGTTCAATCTCTGACAAGTTGCTTCTTCCTTCTACTCTTCTTTGCTCTTACTACGCTCTTGAGTCTATCGACATAGAATGATCTATACTCTCCAGTTGCAGGATTGGTACAATCTATCCAAGTAACGTCCTTCTCTGAGTTATGCGCCATGAGAATAAAAACAAATTCTCCACGCATTCCCTTAAAGGTAATTTTATCTCCAGGCTTAATTACATCTTTAAGAAATTCTAATTCATAATAAACATGGATATTTTCATTCATGTTATATGGAATATATTCTTTATTTGTTTTTTTCTTTGGCATGTCACTCCTATAGGGAATATCCACCGTTTCTGGTGGGGCTCCAAACCATTCCTGGCCTATCGATAGATCTAAGTAGTCTGTTACCACAATCCTGGCACATCTGATCATCACGCGATGAAATATTACATATTAGTTCAGAATCAATATCACAATTTAAACATGTATATGTATAAATAGGCATACTATCTCCAGTTATTCCTTAGTGCTACCTTTAATAATACCAGATAACCTATTAAGTCGTCAATGTCATTATCTCCAGGGAATTCCCCGCCGCGTGCAAATCTAGATAATTTGTCGTCAATTCTTACTTTTATCTGCTCTACGTTATCTGATCCAGAAAATATTCTTACTGGTTCAAGTGCGCTGTTGCCGTATGATTTATTTTTTTCTATTAACATGCTTGATATATTATTGCATACATCAAGTATCTCTCTATGTGCATTAGTTATTGGACTAAAATCAGCATCAGGATTAGTAGTTCTTAATGTATCTGATGGGTCAATGTGCTGCATTTTTTTCTGCCTTCTTCTATAGACTTCTATAAAGTTCTTTTATCCCACTTACCGTTCCAGCATCTATGTATTCACCTTCACATGGGATATGACCTACTGTATATCCTAACCTAATAAAACTATTTAATTGAACTCCTGGATGGGGGAGGGCAGGGTCAATTAGTTTGCCCGATATATTAAATTTTAATGCTCCCCACATTCTATCAAATTCGCATCCAGGAACTTTATCTATTACTTCTATAACATCATTTCCGTTATAGTTTATTTGCCCCACCCGACCCTTTATATCTTCATTGCAGGGCCATGATGCTAAAGTTATATCATACTCAGATTCAGAAATTGTTTTATAGAAATTTTGATTAGTATGACTTATAAATGTATCTGGCATTCCAATTATAATAGATGTTTCTGTACCATCAGTCATTTTAGTAATTGCATCTGACATTGTTGATGGCTCAATAATATTTATTTTTGCATCAATATTAAATTTTTCAACAATGGGTAGCCAGGATGATTTTGTAGATATTCTAATTTCATCACACACTTCAGCCATATTCTTAACATGCCACTCCAATAAACATATGTCATCACTTATTGGTAAACAAAATTTAGGTATTCCTTTTACTCGGCTTGCAGAGCCAGAGGCAGGAAGAAGTCCTACTATCATCTCATCCACTCATGCTTTCTTCTTAGATCTATGTCCCAGCCACGACATTCATAATTTTTACTATCTACTTTACTTTTATAATACTTTTCATTTTCTACGAATGTCTCATGATTTCTTGTTAATAATTTATTATCACTTTTAATAGTTTGCGATCCATCATTATCATTTACTGGAATATCTGAAGATGTTATTTTAAATCCAGACAACTCTATCCTGTCTGCAAAATCGTTGTCTTCGAAATATATCGGGTAGAAATACTCATCAAAGAGTCCGACGTTCCTAATAATATTCTCTCCGACTGAGAAAAATCCAAACCCAGAATTACTAAGAACTACTTTATCTTCTCCACTTTCCTTATACATTCTTTCAAGGCTGTCTTCCATGTAGATATTATCCGCAGAAGAAAATACCCAAAATTTTTCATGTGGATATAGTTTAATTCCAAGGTTCCATGAGGCAGACATTCCTAAGTTTGATGGTAATGAAAGGACTCTCACGTTAGAAAATTCAGTTTCTAAAACTTCATTATTCGATCCGCCGTTATCTATAACTAAAATTTCTCCGACTGGAAAGTTTATAGAATTTATAGAATCTCTAAGAAGATCGTATCTATTTAATACTGGAATTATTAATACTGGAATCACTTCGTCCACTTTCTCTGGTTCTTAATCAATCCATACTTTTCTAGATAGCGCTGAATAGTCATGTGTGAGCATCCCGCTTCTTTCGCCATCTGCTGAGTTGTTTTCTTTTCCACAACGTAGCGCTTTCGTAGCCAATTTACATCTTCGTACAATTTCATATTCTCACCATGTTGTTCGTAGCGTACCAGCCAATGCCGCAGGCATCAGCCACGTTGTCACTTTCTACCGTAACCCCTAGGCCCTGGCAGAAGTCAATAGTCTTCTGCTTACGCATCTCTCTAATCTTATTCTTATACCAATTCTCAGATTTTCCTGGGAAAGTATTTTTTACTTCTTCCTTCTGCGCCTTGGTAAAGTTCTTGTTACCAATGAATGACTGCCAAGTTATCGGATGAACCTCTACAACTTTACGACCATCTGAAATAAGTTCAGCCATGATCGCTCCAAAGATATACGCCATCTTCAATCCTGTGTTGGCGCTACGCACCATGACTGCTGCTTCAATAGCCACGAAGTCGGACGGGATTTGACTCATGATCCCACGCACCTTACGCTTGGCGTCTAATATTCTTTCGTAAACATCTCCTCCATCAAAGTTTACCTCTCCCCACTTTATCGGAGTCTTGTCTTTGAATAGGCAGAAGGCTATAGAGTGTGTGCTAGCATCTATTCCTAATACAGTACTTTCAGGAACTTTTACTAATTTAGCCAGAGACATTTAACATCCTAAATAATTCATCTCTACTATCTGATTCAGTTTTAGCCAGACATTCATTGCAGATTGTGCCTTCGTTATATCTACTTAAGATATTCTTACACGACTTAGTTGAGCATACTCTTTTCTTACCAGCCAAGCGCTCGCGCTCCTGATAATACTTATCTCTAATCTTTTTATTAGTCGCTATTCTACAACATTCATCAGAACAATATTTCTGGTTATGTGTTGATTTTTCAAATGTGTTTTCGCAACCATCATTAGCGCATATCATTTCGGAGGAACTAACGCTCCAATCTCAATTACTCCATCGCCCAACCCACTCTTATTCCAGCATGGCTTTCTTACTGGACAATTCTGACAAGTATACGTCGTCTTGGCGAATGGCCTATCTGGTAAAAGCCCATCAACATAATTTTTATAGACTTCCCTCATCCACTCAAAGGTGTCATCGATGACCTTTGAGTTTCTTTCATTCATACTAATTGGGATGATACAGAGTTCTTGAGTATTTTTATTCTCATACAATAAAAATCCTTCTTCCGCACCTGTAACCTTCATATATGTAAGAATCTGTAGCAAATGATTAGAAGACGGCTTCATAGAAGACTGTCTATGAACAAACTGCTCGTCCTTAGTAGTCTTTATTTCGCCTACAATTTCTGTATCATTCCAATCTAGTATGAGATCAGCAAACCCTCTGATTGGGGGATCTTCAGATATAATTTCTCTTTCAATCTCTTTAAGGACGCCTGTTTCTTCAATTATTTTTTGCAATCTTTCATGAGCATATGTTCCATTCAACATATTTGCAATTGCTGTAGCATCAAATTTCTCATCAAATTCCGCGCCACTAAATGCTATAAACCAATACCTGGGACAGTTTCCATGTCCGTACCCTACGGTACTAGGGCTAAAGGTTTTCTTTTTCATTTCCCGCTTCTCACGGCGTCTATCGTTGTAAGCCTTATCAATCATTTTAGAGAATTCGCCATAGTCGAATCCGTCTACTTTTTTAAACTTCAAACTCTTAACAATTTGCTTACTCATATACCAAATCTCGCATTATATTTGAGAGCATCTACTTTTTTCTTTGAAGCCTCTGGACCCTTTTCAAAAGTTGTGTAGTACCTTGACATGATTGCCAATTTAGCAGCAATCGCTTGAAGTCTAGTAATTATTTCAGGGGCCTTGGCAGCAGGAACATCAGGCTTTGCTATCAATTTAATAATCAATTCCATTGCAGCATCTAAGTCTGGGTCTTGCATATATTCTGAGAGTTCATTAAACTCTGTAATTTGACTAACTGTTTCGATTACGTTCATAAGCCTCTACCAATTCTTCTAGAATTTCCCACTCTACTACCGCCAGTCGGACCTTTGATGCGCCCTCTCCAATGATTAACTTAAGAAGTGGATGCATACTTCTATCTACGCGGAATGTATCTGTACAGATCTTAGCCCACATTTCCTTATTAACTGCTACGGATTTAGCAGTTTCTTTATAATCAACCACGAAGTTATGCCATTTGGCATCACCTTTCTGGTACTGTCCGCGACCAGAATTTTTTTGTCCTTTAGCGCCATCTCTTTTTATTTCGTTTGCTTCTGACATTAAATTCTTATTTCCGATACATGGCCTTCTTGACAAACGTACTCTATGGTAGATCCGTCATCATATAAATATCCATCATTTACAACTAAGAAGCATTCCTGGCATTCCATAGATCCAGATACCTTCTGAGAATATTTGCGTTTTTTAACATCTAAGAATTCTTCTAGAGACTCAGCCATAAATCATAGCCTCTAATGTATCAACTGACTGTGGGTTATCTCTTAAATATTGAACAGCCTTAGCGCGTCCCTGAAGCCTTTCTCCAAGCACTGTGTACCATGCTCCGCCTCGCTCCACCTTGCCCATCATTTCTGCAACGTCTAGAACTTCTGCGACACGATCTACTCCAACGCGAGATCCCTGATAATAAAAATCGTATTGTCCAGAAAGATTAGGTGGTCCAAGTTTATTATAGTCAATAATCCAATTGACTGGGCGACCCACTTTTTGCTGGATTAGTTTATCTCCAACTTGTACATCATCTTTTATTTGGTTTGCTTCTGCTTCTGATGACCAGAGTTTGATTACCGTGCTAGAGAAAAACTTAACTGCCATTCCTCCAGTTGGGATATGTGATGCGTGCATACTACCAAACTGGTTCCTTTGCTGACTGATGAGTACCAAGAGGGTGTTCTGATTAGCGTAGTTAAGCATTTTGACTGCATGTGTCATGTCTTTTGCTTCTGCGCCAATTTGCTTGGTGTCTTGTAGTTGCTTTAATTCATCTCCATCTTTATCAAAGTAGATGGCGGGTAGAAGTGCTGATATGGAATCAACTACAATAATGTCTACTCCAGCAGTCATGAGGCTAGTTCCTACATCTACCATATCATTAATAGTTTTGGCTGGAGAATAAATCAATTGTGATGAATCTACTCCTAGACCCTCCGCCCAGTCTGCTGAATATGAAGATTCTGAATCGATCCATGCACAGGTCTTTCCTTCTTTTTGAGCCATTCCTATCATTTGTAGGCAGAAAGAAGACTTACCAGCACTTTTATTTCCCCATACTAGAACTTGACGACCATGACCTAGACCACCCTTGAGTGCTAAATTAAGCCCTATGCTTGGGGTCGGCTGCTTTTTTACGTCTACCTCTGTTGCTAGTTGAATCCTTTGTCTTGTTTTTGGATCTAGTTTCGCTAGAATTTCTTCTGCGACCATCATCATTTAAACTCTTTTCTAATTCTAGAGCGAACTCTTTAAATTCTTTTCTTCTGCTGGCGGCTATTCTATCTATCAGATATAAGATAGTTTCATAGTCTTCTGACTTCACTACTAACAGGTATTCATCTTGTATACCAGTAAGGACATAGCCTTCCATGATATATCTATTATATCACCCGCGAGTACCGTGCAGTTTATCTCTTGTCTTGTTTACTAATGACTTACTAACTAAGGTATTGTGAATAGATGGTAGCCCTCCAACGAGAACTTTATCCATTCCTGCCCATAGGTCTAATACGCGAATGATAATGTCTGCTAATTCTTCAACAAACTTATCATTTCCTTGGTCTTTACGCAATGCTTCTAATGCTTCTGTCACTTCTGAGTGAACCATTGCCAGTTGCTTGGCAAAGAAAATAAAGTCGTCCTGCTGCTCCATTCTTGTCAATGGGCTCCAGAATCCTTTTTCTACTGCTGTATCATTTAAATTTTTTGCTAAATCATCAAGATGCATTTTCATCCTCTAAAGTAATCTCAAACATTTCTGTTTCATCATTGAAGTCAATTCTTAATTGGTAGTTCTCGTCTACTTCTTCAAGTAGCGCCTGTGGGCTTACCTCAACTTTGCCATATCCTTTAAGGATAGCCATAAGCACTTTGCCCAGATTTAATTCTACTTCTTGTTCACTCATCCTACATTCCTAACTGTTAGTGTTCCATCTTCCATCTTACCTATTTGCACA